TTCTGCATGGCCGCGCCAACCTTTAATCTCGATCGGTTCAGCCGGGTAAGCTTTGCCCTTATTTACGATTCCAAGTTTTTCAAGCTCCCGGTCAATTTTCACATACTCAAGCGGGCGGCCGTTGATGTTGTGGGCATAATACTCAACATCCTTCCATTTCTCAGGTTCATTATACTTCCACTGCTGCAATTCCGCAAGGTCTTTCGGGGCGTCTTTCCCGAGTACCTTTTTCAAATCCTTCAGCTGCGCCGCATCGGCTTTCCGGTTCCAGTATTTCTTCTGTGCCGTCTCAAGGCTGTCCGCACCATACTTTTCGCTGATGCTTTTCCGCCACTCTGAATATGTCATATCCTCCGGCACCCTGTAATTCCGGCCTGTTTCCGGGTCCCGCGCCGTACGGCTTCCGCTATCGTTGGCGCCTGGTATTTTCGGAGCAATCGTGCAGCGGTCGTTCGGGTGCATCGGCGGCAGGTTCACGCCTGTCTTCGCCTTAGCGACCTCGAACACTTTCAGGTCTAGCGCGCCGCAGACGGAACAGGTCCTCATGTCCAGCGTAGCAAGGTAGGTATATTCTTTCACACCCATTGCCTTATAGGACTGCAAAGCCGCGTCATTGTGCATCCGGTTAACTTCCGTCCGGATAAGCCTTGCCGCGGCATACGCACCGATATTCATCAGATCAGACAGCTCTGCCGTCATCTGCTGAATTGATTTTCCCGCCGTGACACCGGCATCAATGATTTTACCGCCTTCCGACACCAGCACGCCGCGGTTCTTCCAGACACGGGAAGAATAGTTCTCACCCTTCCATGTGTTTTGCAATGCCTGATTCACAACGCCCTGAGAGAGAGGAATAACCGGCGCTCCCGGAAACTCCGGCAGTGCGTCATACATCGTCTTGTAATAAGAATCATCATAGACTTTCACGAGCTGCCGCGAGCCGGTTTTTTCTTCCTGCCCGGCCAGTTTATCAAGCTCCGCTTCAATCGCTCGCCGTGCGGCCTGCAAGCGGCTGATGCGGTACCCGTAGGCTGGTGCATTCAGCTTTGCGAGGGCTTCCGCATTGCCGATTTCTTCATACTGCTTTCGCAGCTCCGCTAACAGTTCAACCGTTTCCTGCGCAGACAGCAGTTCTCTGGCTTTTTGCTCGTCAACACCGGTGTAATCGACGTAAGCATGAAAGATTTTATGGATCTGCTTTTGCAGGTCTTTATCCGCCTGCTCGTACAGCAGCCGCAGCCGCTGCTGCGCTGTTGCTGCATCATTATGTGACTCTGCTTCGTGCTGTAATGCCCGGCGCTGCCAATATTCGTAGGAGTGCATTAAGAATCACCACACAAATATTTCTGTGCTTCCATACGGTCAGATTCTTTTTCGCTTTCTGGCAATTCGGAATATGGCGTATTCATTTGTCGTGTCCAACGGCCAACTGCCCATTGTGGAATGGTAACTGTGCCATCTGCATTTTGAGTACTCTTTTCAAAGAGATATTTCATCCACCCGGACCATTGCTCATGTGCAACTGCTGCGCCCTGTTCAAGATCCATTCCTATTCACCCCCATTCTGTGGTGGCATATCGTCATTGCCAAACATCTTACTGCGGCGTTCATCCTGCTTCGTCTGCTGCTCTTCCAGTTCCTTTTCCGCCTGTTCCGCGTCGTCCACAAGTGGGTGGTGCGCAAGCAGCATCTTATCAGGCACAAGCCCTCGTGACTGCATAATCATGTTGACCGTTTCCGCATCGTTCGTAATCATCGTTTTATTGATAGTCACGACGATTTTGGAGCTGTCGTACTGGGTGCCCTGCCGCCGGTTCATATCGTCCGTCAGAAACCAGAACAGGTCTTTCAGCGCCTTCTTGAGTTTCAGAATCAGCGGATTTGCTTTCAGGTCAAGCTGCGTGTACTTGAATTTCAGCGCGACGCCGGAAGGATTATTGCCAAGTTGCTCATCGCTCGTGTCAATACCCATGCCAAAATGGTAGATGTCATGCCGGAGCATATCGAGCCATTTGCAGCGCTCCTCAACGGAGAGTGTTACCTGCTGTGCTGTGACGCCGTCGCCCGGTTCCCCGCCGGACACGTTCACCACGCGGTTCATTTGCAGGCGCTTCACAATCTCCCGCGCCGTCTCTCCGCCAAAGCCTTTCACAACCCAATACAGCGCCACAAGGTCGATTTGGTCGTTCGTCGTAGCGGAAGAAATCATGTCGTAAGCGTCAATCAGCGACTTGATGCCGCAGGGCTGGCCATTTTCGTCCTGCCCGCCAAGGTCACTCGTTGCTTCGGTATTGTTGTAAAGCGGCACCCATGGTACACGCCCCCAGCTGCGTGCTTCCCTCTTTGTTTCTGCACCGTCGACTGTCGTTACATCCCACCAGTGCGGCGCCGGGTTGACCGGATAGGCCGGGTCAAGCAGATAATCGCCGTGCTCGTCCTGTACGTAATAGGTCACGTCATGGTCTGTCCACCACTCGACTTTATACCGTTTCACTGTTTCACCACTGCTGACGACATCAAACGTATAGAACCGGACAACGTCTTCCAGCGTCTTCTGGTGTTCGCTGTCATAAAAAGCAACTACTTCATTTGTTGGGACAACGATGTAGTGGAGGGAGCCGTCCGGGTCGTAGTACGGATGCACCCAGCCGACGCCCTTTTTTGACGCTTCCTTCACCCAGTCTGCCAGCATATCCGGAAATTCCTCGTCGGTCGTAATATTTGTGATGGCCGTCTCAAAAGCCTTGTCATCCTCGACGCTCACGGTCGGCGGCTTTCCGACTATGTACCCGACCTTCTGGTCTACGAGGAGCCGGAAGAACGGGTGGATATTGTGCATATTCGAGTTGTTGGAATTTGTAATGGTCTGGGCAGTCTCATGGCCTTTTCCATCATTGCTGTCTTCCGCCGGCACCTTATCATAAACAACCGACTGTCGGAAATCATGATTCAGAATATCGTGCCGGCCGGCATAATACCGCTCGCCGACAGCCATGAATTTCTGCTTTTCATCGACGGACCAGTCACGCAGAATCAGCTTGATAATTTCCGACTGATTCAGCTTGCCTTCAATGGTAAGCCTGGCTTTTATCAAGTCTAAATCACTTATGTACATGGGTTACACCACCCTCACTCTATGTGCTATTTCAGCCATAACAAAATACCGGATTTCATCCATTGCGTGGTCGTTTTCCTTAACCGGCTTGTCTTCCTGCTTTTTATCGTCCCAGCGGTACGCGGAAAATTCCATGATCGCGCCGGAACAGTTCTTTGTTACTTTCAGCCGACCGGACTTAAAAGCCGTGGCCGTTTCGCGAATACCGTCCAGCACGTCGTTATTCGCCTGCCGAACCGTAAATCGCCCGTGTTTCCTGATTTCCGCAACCATGGACGCTGCGGACGGGTCGATAATGATTTCACTGATATACCGCTTCCCAGCCAGCTTTTCAAGTGCCGTATAATACTCCGCGTCGGTAAGCTGCCGCCGTGTCTCCCGGCCGGAATGGTAATACTCGTCAAATCGGTACCAGACGCCTTTACAGAGGCCGTACAGGCCTGCACTGAACGGGTTCAGCGTGCCGTAGTCGATTGAAATGCAGTATTTTACATAGTCCCGCGGCTCCGAATCCACAATGCCCTGCCCGTTTGCGACATCAGGATAAATTAGCCCCTCGGCCGCAACCCACTTGCCGAGGATGTACCGGTCATAGAAGACGCCCGCAAAGGACGCCTTGGCGCGTTTGACCGCTTCCGGGGAAAGCCCCGGATTATCTTCCATGAGAAAATGGATATGCTTGGCATGGTGCTTTTCCGGCTGCAGCACCCACTCCCGGTAAAACCAGTGCATGGGGCTTTCCGGGTTGCAGTTAAACCACAGCTTCGCGGTATCGACGGAAAGTGGCCGTGCGATTGCCTGCTCGACAAATGACTGAGGCATCAGTGCAACCTCATCGAAAAGGACGCCGGCTAACGTGATGCCCTGAATCAGCATGTAGGACGATTCATCCTTGCCGCCGAACACATAGAAATAATTCACCCGCCCGCGGCGCTTGACGGTCATCAGCGACACGGAACGGGTGTAGGAGATATCATATTTTCGTGTTACGCTCCGCAGTGACAGCAGCGGCATGATGATATTCCGCTCGGCTGCCCGGACGGTCTTCCCGCAGACTGCGAAGTTGGCACCTGAAAACTCGCTCATGACCCATTCAAGGAACGATACGAACATCATGATGGTTTTTCCGGTACGGACCGCGCCGTCACAAATCAGCGCGTCGTAATTCTCATGCGGGAACCGGAATATTTCCGCCTGCTTCTGTGATATGGAATTAAATCTCATGTTTCACCGCATCCTCTACCGCCTGATAAAAATTGTCGTCCCCGTCATCGGAAGGCGGTGTGCTGTCATCCGCTTCACCGATAATTCCCCGCAGCTCTTTTTCCGCCTGCACGTCGCCCGCCTGTGCCTGCTGCATCAAGGCAAAGGCAACCAGCATTTTGTTGTCACAGCCCTCCGGAGGGACGCCGGCGCGGGACAGCTTATTCCACTTCCGACGGTCAGCAACCGGGAGCGAAAGAAGAAAGTCCGCATACTCCCGGAGCGTCTTTTTTGTCCGGCGGGCCTCTCCCGACGCCTTGCCACCTTCACTGGCGATTTTTCTCTGTTCGCTCTCTGTTCGTTTGTCGAATGGAACTAAATTCTTCTCGTTTGCCACATGGCCCACCACCTCGTTTCAAACGTTTTTGCCAATAAATATCCGCCCTGTGTTCAGCCGGTCCGTAGACGCGGGCGTTGAACGCTGGGCGGTAATGGAATTTCATAGTATCGCCACCAAAATAAGCATAAAAAAGGACGCCGCGATGGGCGTCCACATGATATTGATTAAATTTAATTAGTAAATACAATATGTTGATAACTCTGTTGAATATGTGGAAAAAATAGACGCCACAATGAGCGCCCGAATAATCAAAAATCGCAAAGCTGAAAGTTCAATATGCTAATAGATTGGGGTGAAACTGTAAATAAAATTATTTTGGGAACTGGCCTTTTAAACGGATCGATTGACGGTTCCCCAAAAAGACCGAATAGCTACGCTGTTCTGAGTCTCTGCGAACCGTAATAGATTTTTTAATCTTGCCATTTGAATACATAGTTTTTCTCGCATCTTTTTTATCGGCCATGATCGCTAGTTCACTTTTATTCCATTTATCTCTTCCACAAAGAAAAGCAATCATTATATTTTTATTATTATCAAGGCAATCTTTTATTTTGGTTTTTTGTTCATCAGTAAAGCTAAAAGACCAACTGTCATAATCTTTATTGGCTGTATCCGGGCGCGGGTGGGAAGCGTATGCCATGACCAAAATAAAATCAGGTTCATGATTTACAGTAAACTCATATATCCGACCTTTTTTTGTATCAGAGCTAATTAAGCTTGGAGAATATTGCTTAACATGTTTTCCACTGAGGAAAACGGAAAGTACAGCTCCATAATAAAAATCATAGTCATTGAAAACATTAGTCATTTTTATCCTCTCCTTTTCCCCATAATAATTATTTTATAGACAAAATTCAAGGATAATTTTGTACAAGAAAAAGCATCTGTTTTTAGATGCTCGAATAATCGTTGCCGCCCGAAGGCGGCATAAGTTAGGACTATCACTCTGTAGCTTGTGTCACCGCCCGGCTTCGGCCCGGCAGGCCCCGGATGATTCCGTGCCCGGTGACATATAAGCGGCATCGGGGATTTGAACCCCGCACGCTCCCCAGCCTGCATCTTGCGCGCAGATGGACTGTGAGCAACGTTCCCCAAGTCACGTCAAATTATGCCGCATATCAAAGGCGGTTAGCTGTACCGCCTGCCGGCCTTTGGCCGCGCTGTCAACCATGGCGATGAGTACTGCGTCCTCCATGGTCTTACGCTTAGCGGGTACAGCCCGCATCTGCGCATATCTGCGCC